TGGGACAGGAGGTTCTGCATATTGGAACTTTAATCAAGATGGAAAAGCAATGAATAGTTTAAATTGTTTAATCCATGCAAATGGGTTAGTAGGTACTAATGCCGAAGGCATGGGTATGTTAGAGTCTGTATTGCAAGAAAGCAACCCTTCTGGCTCTGTACAAAAAATTGAATATAGAATAAAATACGAAGCTGTTGTTGATAAATTAAGAGATGCAGATGATAATCACTCTGATAATAATTTTAAACATTCTTATGTTCCTTATATAAGAGTATCTGCTGGTGTGCCACAAGAAAGTAGCTCAATAGGTTCTGATGGAATTCAAGCATTTGTTAATAAGCGACAAGGAGAATTGCAATTTGAAAATGGTACAAAAAAAGTAAATAATCATTGTCAACAAGCCTTTGATGATGAAGTAAAAATCAAAAATTCAATTAATAATCCTGATTTAATTGAATCTGATAATGGTGGAGGAGACGGGGATGTTGTAAATTCATGTATTGATTTTACAGATTCTGATTCGAATCAACCCCAACATATAGGTCAAGTACATGTTTCATATTTATATGAAGGTTCTTTAAGTTTCGCAGAAGGTGAAATCCCTATGGATGTACATGGAAGTTCTAAAGATATTCTTTTTACTATAGAAGACCACCCTGATAATCCTAGGCAATTTCAGGATGTAAGAAGTAATGACGATGCAGGTCTTATTGCTTGGTTGGTGACAGGTATTTTTAGTGGTCAAGAAGCTAACAATCCTGATTACGCATTTGACTCTAATTCTACTCCTCCAACTATTGAAAAATTCAACCTTCAATTTGGAAATGATGAAATTAAAGATTTAAGATACCCCACATATAGTAGATTTGTTGTTGAAAAAATAAATGTACATTTTTATCCTAAGTTTGATTCTGATACTCCTATTTCAGAATTAAATACAGACACAGATGCAACAATTAATGTTACTTGGAAAACGCCACTTGATTTTACTCCTTCAGGATGGGGTGGGAGAACTTATCAATTTACATCAACTACTGTTAATTTATTTGATGAAGAATCAGGATTTGGGAATCAATCAATTGATTCGTCTACTTCTTTACAAATACCTGATGAAATTCAAGCTCCAGCTATAGATGTTATATTTAAAAACTCAAGATTAAATGATGATTTTGTTAAAAAAACCAAATTTTATATGAAAGACAATGAGGCTGATGTTTGGTATCTGCAGTTTTGGATTGACCATAAAGAAAATAAAATACATTCTAGTACATCAGATATATCATTTTCTGGGGTGCAAGGGAATAATAACACAACAATATATTCTCTTTCAGAGTATGCTTTAAAAGTTTTTAATGAAGTTAATAGTTATGAATCTGAAACTTTCGTTTCTCAAGAAGATGGTTATAATTTTGGAAATTTAATTTGTAGGTATAAAGCATCTGTTGTGGCAAATAATAGATTATATGTTGGTAATATTTATCAAAATGGAAAGGTATATGGAGATAGGATGATAAAATCTCCCATTGGAAAATATAATATTTTACCAAAATCTAATTTTGTAGATGTTGCAATAAACGATGGTGACGAAATAACAGCTTTAGAATATTATCAAGACAAGCTTCTTCAATTCAAAAGAAATAAAGTTTTTGTAATTAATACATCAGGTGACTTTGAATTCTTAGAAGATACTTTTTTAAATATAGGAGTACAAGGACAATTTTCAGTAACTAAAACTCCATATGGTATTGCTTGGGCAAATGGAACAGGATGCTATTTATATGATGGTAAAAAAGTTACAAATCTAATTGAAGGTAAGCTTCCTATAAGTCAAAAGATGTCAAATTCATCTACATCTTTATCTATAAATAATAGATGGGGAGCACCATCTACTACTAATGAACAAAACTCAGGAGATTGTGTTATTGGCTATTCAGCTAAAAGAGATATTTTATTAATAGCTTTCACAAAAGAAAAGACTTCAGGTTCATTAGTTCCAACTGGTGCTGTTTATAGTATGGGAAGAAAATCGTGGTCTTTATTATATGCTATATGGAGTAATGAATATCTTTCTTCTAATACTGGAATTCAATCAAATATGATAACTGATAATAATGGAGATATTTTACTTTATAATTATGAAGCATCGCAGGCAAATGCAGGACTACATTCCATACGAAAATGGGTACATGAATCTAGCAATGATTTAACTGCTAAAACAATGTACTTTACTACAAAAGATATTACATTTGGCAACATTAATGTTAAAAAGAAAATATATTCAGTATATATTACTTATAAAGTAAAAACAGATGGTTCTGATTCAGGTGTAAGCGTAGCTTATGCAATTAATGGTAGTGGAGATTTTACGAGCAATACATTTTCGACTTCAAGTAAATTTTTAGGAACTACAACTGATTGCTACGCTGGTTCTACGTTAGATGAAACCGATGGTAAATGGAAGACAGCAGAACTTATATTTTCAAATTCATCGAATGTAAATAATATAACATCTTTTCAATTGCAGATTTATGGAGCTTCAGTAGCATATGATTTTGAGTTAAATGATATCTCTGTAAGTGCAAGAGTTAAAAATATAAAATAATGGCTAATTTACTTCATTTAAAGGCCTCAAGAACAAAGATATTGAGTAGCCTCCCTACTAAAAGTTTTGGTAAGGATGGTGATATAGTAATATCAATGATAAAAGGTAAAGGCGTATATCTTTGTACTAAAGTAGGTGGTTCTTGGTATACACAAACAAAGATGTCTCCACTTGCAAAGCTTGAAAATACTCCAATTAATATAACTGCAAGTAAGATAAAATTAAAAAGTATAAAAAATTCATCACAAGGAAATAAGTTTGTTGTAAGTGAAGGAAATGGGGATTTCTTATATAGGAGTCCAATTCAAGTATTAGATGATTTAGATTCAGATGCATTGTCAATCAACTATAAAACAGCTTATTGTTCTTTAGGCCAATATAACGACAAAGAAACTTGCGAATCCAATGGTGGAACTTGGTATTATTCTGAGAATGATTCACACGATAGTATAAGTAATACAGCTGAGAATGAACTATTAACTATTGGTTCTTCAATTGGAAAGATTAATGCTGAATCTACACTTACCTACGATGGTTCAACTTTAGAGATTAAATATAACTCAGATTACGATGATAATTGGCAAACATCAGCTCAAGATACTTTATTAAAATTAAGTTATGATTCAAGTAATAATGTAGCTATGAGAGTAAGCACTGGTGGAGATTTAAGAATAGACCCATCTGGAGGAGATACAATTTTATATGCAAGTACTTTAACAATAGGCACAATAGCAGAAGTTGGAAGTGATACAGATAAAATATTAATGTCAGATGGTGGTACTGTTAAGTATGTTACAGGAGCAAATTTAAGGTCATATATAGGAGCAGGAACAAGTAGTTTTGGTGGTGCATTAAATGATTTATCTGACGTTACTTATTCTAGTGGTGATTTAACTATTTCATCATTAGATAAGATTATATCAGGAGCATTAGAATTTGATTGTAGTGCTGACATAACTTTTGATGTTGATGGAGCAGACGTTTTTTTTAAAGATGATGGTGTTCAATTTGCAAAACTATCTAATGTAGCTAATTCTGGAAGTTTATTTTTATATTCTGCTTCAGATAATAATGATTATCTTAATATATCATGTGGAAACGCAGGAGTAACTAGTTTTAGTACAACTTCTGACCCTGATGACGATACAGCTCATATGACTTTTACCCCAAATGGAGATTTTAGAATATCTTCTCCAACTTATGTAGATATAAGTGGATGTCATTTAGCTTTAGATGCTACTGAAGGTATTTATTTTGACGGGGCTACAGGTCATACTCATATAGCAGAATCTTCTGACGATGTTCTAGCTATAACTGTTGGAAATGATTTAATGCTTGAAATATCTGAAGCATCTAATTTATCTAAATTACAAGGTCGTTTAAGTTTAAAGGAAGTGTCTGCTGCCGCCTCTGATACAGCCGCATATGGACAAATATGGGTTGATGATGCAGCACCTAATGAACTAGCATTCACAGATGATGCTGGGACAGATATTGTAGGTATAGGTAAATATCATTATGAAACAAAATTTATTGCTTATAATGCAGGCGCCACTGGTATTTATTTTCCTATGAATGGTTATATTATTGAAGGAACAACAACATCAGGAAGAAATGAATATCAAGCATTTTTAGCACCATATAATGGAACAATACAAAAAGTTGCTGTTCGTACTGAAATAGCACAAGATGGTGATTATAGTTTAAGAATTTTAGAGAGTGCAGATGGTACTGAAATACCTGGAACTGCAATTTTTAGAAATGAAACAACAGTTGATATCGCAGATGATATTTATCAAGAGCTAGATATGACAAGTCCTGGCATTGGGTCAGATTATTCACCCTTAACTAAAGGAAGGATATATATGGTTTATTTATCTCATCCCTCTATACCTTATGATACCAATGTAATAATGGTATTTAAATGGGATATAACAAGTTAATACATCAGATTTGTATATGTCGAGAAAATTTAATATATTTAAGAGCAGAATTTTAAAGGAAAAGGAAGAATAAAATGAGTAATGGTTATCAAACATACCCTATAGCAGCTACATTAGCGAATACATCTCCATATGAAGTTGAATCTAAAAAAAGAAAACAAAGATTAGCTACAGATGTTACGTTTGGAAAAGCTGAAGATGAAGCACAAGATATAGCAACCGAAGCTGAAGAAAAGATGCAACAAAAAAGTGGTGGGTTTTTCCAAAAACTTCTTCCTCTGTTAGTTGGTGCTGTACTAGGCCCAGCAGCAGGGGCAGCAACAGGTGGTATGATGGCATTAAAAGATTTTCAAAAACGTAGAGAAAGTGCACGAGAAGCACAAAAAATACTAGATAAAAATCCAAAATTAAAAGGAACTGTTTTTGAGAAATGGCTCACAGGTTTATCAGAAAAAATAGACCCTCTTGCTAAAGCAAAAACTCCTATTGGTAAAATTGGAGCTCAGGCACTTGCTAGTTATGGATTTAGTAAACTTTTAGGTGCAAAAGAAGGAGGTCTTTTTGCAGGTCGAGAAGCAGTAACGGGACAGCCTATTGATGTTTCTGGAGAACTTCTACCTACTGAATCAATAGTTCCTAGTGAAATTGGAGCTAATTTTAGTGAAAGTTGGCCTGAAGGTGCTATGCAAACTGTTTCTGGCCCTTGGAAAGAGGGTTTATCTAAAACTCAATTTACTCCAGAGGTAACTCCAGCTACTTCTTTTGGATTCAAAAATGTTGGAGCAAACCTAAAAGATATGTTTAAAGGATTTAATTTAGACGATATGGCAACAAGAGCAAAAGAAGGAGGCATTCAGGATAAATTATTAACAGGTTCATTACTTTTAAGTTTACTATCTCCTGAAGAAAAACCTGAAAATATAGACTTTGGTAGTTTCCCTAATCAAAGAAGATATTAAAAGAAAGGATAATAATGTTTAATTTACAAGATTTATATTCACAAATAGGACAATTAGGGATTCCTGGTTATCAACCTGGACAGTTTGGTCTTCAAGATATGTCTGGTTTAGGCTCGCAACAAATATTAGAGGCAATGGCTAATATGTATGGAATTGAAGACCCTTCTGTGCTTAGTCCTCAAATGTTCCAACCTTTTTCTTTACAATCACTTATGGGTACAATGGGAAAGACTTATAGTCCTCTTATGCAAAATATTGGAAAAGCTAAATCTGCAGAATTACTTACAGCAATGGATTCAAAAAAAACAAAACAAGCTGCAGGAGGTTTTGCTGGCAGTGGGGCATATAAAAAACATGCAAAAGGGGTGCATGATGTATATGGAGCATCAATGACCGATGTAGTTACAGATATAGGAAGACGAAAAGCTGAATCATTGTCAGGCCTTGAAGATTTATATCAATCTTGGGGCGAACAAGTTCAATCATTTGTATCATAAGGGGAATATATGGCTGACTTAGACAAATTATTTCAAGTTGTAAATGCTTTAAATCAATATTCTTCAAGAAAAGACTATCAAATAGCAAGAATGACCAATAAAAGAGATGCTTTACTTACAAGAATAGATAGTGCTAATACATCTCAAGAAATAACTAATCTATCAAATCTTATAAAATCATATGATAAAGATATAACTAATAAAGGGTATGAAGAATATGCTATTGGTGGTATTTATGATGATAAAATAGAAGCTTATAAAAAATCTGATATGGCTTATCAACAAGCTGAATCAATACTTCAAAAAAATCTTGGTGATAAAGATATTTTATATGATGAAATAATGGGTATGACTTGGGAAGATACCACAGCAGAAATCGATGATTTAAATAATATGTTAGACTCAGTTAATGAAGGCGTTAAATATAAACATAGCTATAAAAGTGATAAATATACTGCTACGGGTTTGAAATCAGCACTTAAAACAAGGATAGGACAACTTCAAAATAAAGTTAAAATATTTGAAGAGAATCCTGATGCATTTAATGTTTTCAACCCAGAAACTGGTTTGATGGATGATGCTACTGCTAAAATATATAGAGATTTACAAATCAAAATATTATCAGGAAATACTCAAGATTTTGCTAAAGATTTAGATGATGCAAAAGATTTATCAGCTACAAGATATAATAAGGCTGAGAAAGGTTATGATAGCTGGAATATCATATTAGAAAAACATAAACAAGGAGGGAGACTTACAGCAGAGCTTATAGCAGATGTACAGTCTGCAGATAGTTCTTGGCAAGGAGACGATGCATCTTTACTTAGCGAGGAATTTATAAGAGAGCAGAGGAATCATTATAAAAAAGCTGGAGATTCATATAATAAACAATTTCAGGTTTACTCAGGAGA